CTCCATCCCATCAGAACTGCTGACAGTCGCCCTACTTGCCGTAGTAGTGAGCGCATTGGTAGTACTGGCCTACCGAGTGATGGCAAGGGATCACTCTGGACCTATTCAGCTCCAGCGCGAGTTGAACCAAGTTGTTGAGGGTAAAGCACACACTATCTTCCAACGACGCATCCTTGCTCAACTTCGTAATGAGTTCGACATTCCGAGGTACACACGTGCGAACCGTGTCGTCATCCGTCGTGCTTGTGTCCGCTTGCTCAAAGAGCATAGTGCGGACTTCAGGCATGAGGATATTGACTGGCATTGTTCAATCATTGTGCCCCTCGTTTGTGTCCCAACTCAGGTCGATATTGAGGTGTCGCAGGCAATGGTTTGGCGCCGAGATGCGCCCAGCCGTTTACGCCGTTGGTTCAACATCGCTACGCGCAACGATCTCCCCATGACGTTGCTTGAGCGTAGAGAGCAATACGTCCCGCCACCCAACTAGGGGTGCCCCGAGTACAAATTTGGCGTCTCAGCCGACCCGGAAGTAATTGGTAGACTTACTTTCCCAAGCGGTCGCAATGAGTCACTGGCAGTCAAGTATGTAATTGGGGAAGCTCCTAAGTTGCGTGTGGCAACAAATCTCGCCAGCTTGGGGACTGGTGTAGATTACGGTGTCCATAACGCCGATGTACGCACAACACTCCGCGGTTTGCTTACCCGTGTCTTTTACCACAAGGTGGATGGGATGTGGCAGCGACCGCAAGACCCCGGCTTTGTGACGGTTCGCAGGATTTTGAAGAAGTCCCGTGCCGCTTTGCTTAGTTACACAGCACCTGTCGCTCCGTACTCCTATGAACAATTTCTAGGCTGTTACGTGGGCCGCAAGAGGGCTGTGTACGAGCGAGCGGTGGAATCGTTGCTCGAGACCGATGTTGAGCCAAAGGATGCATATCTGCAGACTTTTGTCAAAGCCGAAAAGCTCAATTTGAGTGCGAAACCTGATCCAGATCCTAGGGTCATCCAGCCGCGTTCTCCGCGTTATAACGCTGCGGTTGGTGTGTACATCAAAGCGTGTGAGAAGATGCTCTATCGTGCGATAGATCGTCTCTGGGGTAGGAGGACAGTCATGAAGGGCCTCAACGCAAGCAAGCGAGGGCGCGTTATCCATCGAGTTTGGAATTCTTTTTCCGACCCAGTGGCTGTAGGCGCAGATGCAAGCCGGTTTGATGAACATGTCAAAGCTGGCTTGCTTCTGTTTGAGCATTCAGTCTACAAAGCGTGCTTTCAGTCCAAGCGTTTGGCACGATTGCTGAGTTGGCAGATCAACAATAGGGGCTTTGCACGGTGTCGAGATGGTAGCATCCGATACAAGGTGTGGGGCTCACGCATGTCAGGTGATATGAACACATCACTTGGAAATGTGCTGTTGATGTGCTTGATGATGCATGCCTACGTTGCAACGAAAGACTTTGATGTCGCGTTGATCAACGATGGTGATGACTGTGTTCTGGTGTGCGAACGCGAGAACGCAGACCAGTTGGGGGACATGCCGGAGTGGTTTCGGCAGTTGGGGATGGTGATGGTTGTTGAGGAGCCTATCTATGAGCTGGAGAAGCTCGTGTTCTGTCAGTCACAGCCTGTGCTTGTGAACGGCGCGTATCGTATGGTGCGTGACCCGAGGGTGTGCATGGACAAGGACTTGGTTACCTTCAAACCGATCAGATCCGAGAAGGACTGGCGGTACTATCGACGCGCCATTGCGGAGTGTGGGCTTGCATTAGCCGGTGATCTACCGATCTATTGTGAGTTCTACTCGGCGCTGTTGCGAGGTACATCACCAGATGATGCAAAATGTGCGAAGCAGAACTCGCGTCGCCGCGGCCCGCGGAAGGACAAGCTCGAGTGTGGTATGAGCTATTTGGCGAGTGGAATGCACATTAAGTATTCGGAACCCACTGTTGAGTCACGCGTCTCCTTCTGGAAAGCGTTCAACGTCCCCCCGGATCTACAGACGGGTATCGAGAGCCTATGCCGGGAGTACCAACCGGCATGGGGTGAGAGTGAGCATGTTCTCAAGTTTGGCAAGCTTATTGCTGGCACGCTCTAGGCAGGAGCGTGTGGTGAAAGGGACCACCACCCGGGAGGGTCAAATCCATGGTGTCCAGGTGGCCGAGTCGCCAGCTAGTATTCACAAGAGTCACTGAGGGGGGAGTGCAAGTAAACCCAGGATGTGATGTTTTCTAGCCGGATTAACGATCTGTCACGGTGATGAGGGGCCCAAATTGGTTGTGTGAGCCACCACGTAAAATTTTCCAAGCTAAACAAAATGCCAAGAGACTGCACGGCGCCACCTCCACCTGGATGAACAGTCCCGTTTCATTGTGCGGCAGACCATACAACAATGGCAACAAGAAACAACAAGCTTAAGTCCCGTAAGGGCCAGGTTCGCGCACCTGTCGCAGTGACGCGTCGCATCGCAAACGCGAGGCCACGCGTCACCAACAGCGCAAACGGTAGCATCATCGTGTGCCACCGGGAATTTGTGAAGGATGTTGACCCCACGGCAGTCAATGCGTTCAAAGTGGAGTCCCTCTCGATCAATCCTGGACTTGCTCAGCTCTTTCCCTGGCTGAGTTTGGTTGCGGTGAACTACGAGTCGTACAAGTTCCGCAAGTTCCACATCGAGTTTCATCCGTCAGTGGCAACTAGCACTGCCGGCGTTCTTATGCTGGCAGTGGACTATGATGCCCTCGATGCTGCACCGAGCTCGAAGACGGCGATGATGGCAAATTTTCGTGCGGTACGATCGTCAGCTTGGGCGGAATGTGAGTACTACTCCGTCCCATCTGAATTGTCCAAGTTTGGCGGGCGATCATTGTACATTCGTTCTGGAGCGGTGGCCAACACAGACCTCAAGACTTATGACTTGGGGAATGTGTTGGTGGCTACTTCGGACAATGGTGGCGCAGTTGGCTTTGGAGAGATCTACGTCGACTACGAGGTTGAGCTTTTGACACCCCAGTACGGCTTGAAGCCGTTCACTCTGTCCCATTCTGCTCGTGTGCGAGCTAACACGAGCATTTCAAAGACGGTTCCTTTTGGCACTGCGCCGGAAGTGACTGGGGGTGTCGTGAAGGAAGCTTTTTCCAGTGGGTTTACTCTGTATGGCCCAGGTGAGTACATGCTTTGTTTGCGAGTGACTGGAACCACGGTCATTGCAGCTGTGCTCGAGCTTGATACGGAGGGCACAATTGATTCCATACGTTCTAACATCAATGGCGCAGCCACGGTGGAGGATTCTGTGTGGCGTGTCAACTCGCTGAATCCAGTCGGCCTTGTGACAATTGACGTCACTGGAAATGCTAGCGTGAGTAATACTGAGCTTCAGGTATCGCTTTATGCGTATCAGCTGAACTAAGTGGGATGTTGCAACGCTGGGTCCACATAGAAATGCAGATGACAACTGCTACCAACTGTGGTGAAAGGGTCTGTTGTGTGTTAGTGCTGGGAGTAACACTAGGTGCTGGAATAGCACGCCTAGGGGGTAGAGATGCCCTTCCTTTGGTTTACGAAGCGTGTCCAGTAGGAAAATGTCAGGCTGTGGGTACCGCGTTGGAGGCGGGATGACAGTACGACTACCAGAAGAGACCTCAATACTAACACAGTCTGCTTTGGCTTTGGCCGGGGCTGAACCACTGAGCGAATCGCTCCCACTCCTGTGACGACATGGATGCGCACCCTGCTCGATGCGTGGCTGCATTGTAGATGTAGTCGTAGTCGAGCGGGAGGCCATGCGTTGCAGCAGTGAAGACATCGTCATGTACTTGCGGTGGCGATGGGATCATAGGCAGCATGATAGTAGTGCTGCAGGGCACCACCACTCAACGTGCTCGTTGGGGGGCTGGGGGGTGCTTAGCCAGGCAAA